AAATGCCACGAAGAACTACTAGCCATAGACCCCGAATACAAAATCTTTCAAATTAAAGAGAAGTTCAAGGGGTTGAGGTACTACTTCACGCCAAGCAGACCAGAAAACAATCATCAAATGCTTCAAGTCACACTGAAGTGGGAGAAAGAGATAGCAGAGCATGAACAATCCAAAAGAAGAGATTAATTTATCCATACAGGATACTTTGCTTCTCATAGTAAAGATGCTCCAAGAAGGCCACACAGAAACCCCACTCAAAATGGCACCCTTCTACCTCACCCAAGCAGCAGAACTCATCGACAACCTAGAAGCAGACCTTGACTACTACAAAGCACGACTAGCACTACACGAACCAGACAGGGAAATCTATGACTGACATTATCCACAGAGAACCCAAATACCAATGGGTCGTCGTGTCCAGCGGAGAAGACGAAGACTTCGACAACCACTATGTCTGCAAAGGCGACGGATTCAGATATTACATCGTAGCAACATTAGAAAGTTACGAAGAAGCCGAAGAGATGGCAATCGCCATGAACTACTGGGAAACCCGCCCAGTATAAGGATTGCACGATGGGCGCATTAAATCCGTCCACGACTGCCAGTAACAAATACCCGTAGGGAGAGAGAGACTTACCTAGGGGGAGAGAGAACATATTTTATGACGACAATTGTAGGTATTCAGGGTGATGGCTTTGCTGTTGTTGCTACTGATTCACGGATTAGTTCTTTGGGGTCTGATGGGAACGCTTATCAGGTGTCTACTCTTGGTACGGGGTCTGGGAAGATAGCGCAGAACGGCAAGTACTTGTTGGGGGCTGCAGGTGATGTCAGGGCGTTGAACATTCTTCATCATGCTTTTATCCCCCCAGCGCCTTTGCCAACTCTTGAAGGCAAGAAACTGGATGCTTTTATTACCACCAGGTTTGTACCTGCTTTAAGAGACACCTTTGAAGAAGCAGGGTACGCACCATCAACCAAAGACGAACAAGCCGAACAAGGGTCAACCATTCTAGTCGTCATCAACAGCATCATTTATATTATTGAATCCGATTATTCCTGGACCTCAGAATCAAACGGCATATACGCAATCGGCTCAGGAGCACCATACGCCCTAGGAGCCATACAAGCCCTCATGCCCAAAACACCCCCCACCCCACAACAATCAAAAAACATCGCCATCAAAGCACTCAACATCACCGCAAAATTCGACCCATACACAGGCCCACCAGTACAAACCTACCTGCAAGACAAATAACAAGGACGAAACATGAAACAACAAAACGAAACAAATTTAAACGATATACACGAACAAAACTGGAGAGAACACGCCAACTGCAAAGGCAAAACAAACCTCATGTTCCCCAAAGACTACAAAGACATCACCTACATCAAACAAGCACGACAAATCTGCAGCGACTGCCCAGCCAAACAACACTGCCTCAACTACGCACTCCAATACCCCACAGCAGACATGCACGGAGTATGGGCAGGACTCACCTCACGACAGTTACTACAAGAACAAAGACGCAGAGGACTCACACCCACAAAACCCTCCATCGCCCAAATGTTCCCCAAATGAGATAGCACCCCCACCGCAGAAAAAGAAAATGAGGGAAAACACGGGGAACGGGTCAGCGAGTGGCTTTTTGGGCTATTCGAATTCTTTTGTTGTTGTTTCTGGGGGGTTTGGTTTAGTTTATTTGAATCGGCATCCGCATGTGTTGCAGTAGGTGTGTTGGTCTGCGGTGATTGGGTCGGGGGTGCAGTCTGTGCGTCCGCAGGGTTGGAGTGTGGTGGTGCCTGTGAGGTAGGCGTGTAGTGCTTCGGCTGGTGTGGGGAGGTGTGTGCCGTCTTGTAGGGCTGGGAGTTTTTTGCCGCTTCTGATTGCGTCTAGTAGGATGGTGTTACACCATTGTTGTATTGAGACTTGTTGTTCGGCGGCTGCGTCTTGTATGGCGTTTTTGAGCCAGCCCTCTACTAATACTACTAGGTTGTATTTTTGGTCTGGGTGTTTGGCGCGTTTAGGTGTTAGAGGCATCTTTGTTGACAAGCGTTGTGATGTATTCGGTGATGCTCATGTCGTACCCGTCGGCTAACTCAATGATTTTGTTTTTGAGGTCGGCGGGGATTTTGATTGTCAGCGTTGTTGGCTTGTCGGCTGTTTTGGGTGGGCGTCCGTTACGGCTCATCGGTATTCCTCATTCACGAGTTGTGTATAGATTTGTGTGAAATGTTCACGGTCTGAATTGGTATGCAAGTGATAACCACCAATCACACTAATACATTTCTGTAAAGTCCTATGCATCGGCTGCTCCTCCCACACACCAGTATCCAACTGTGCAGCCAGGCGGCGATACTCCTCCCAAGCCAGATGAACTGACAAGGGCGGTGCATCGCTAAGAACATCCTTAACCCGCTTGTAGACAGTCCCAGGGCGGGGAGCCCACCCATCCTCCTTCACAAGCGCACTAACAACATCATTCACAACATCAAACTCAAAATCACCCAACACATCAAACCAAGCCCGATACATCGACTGCAACTGAGCAGGCAACGGCTGAATATTCCAAGAAGCATGCACACGGTCCACAACCGCCTTCATCTCCTCCTTAACCATCAAAACGGCTCCACATACGGATTCTCCTCAGCAACCTGCAAAAACCCCTCAATCTTGTCAGCATTACGCAAAATCAAATCAAGCGAGTCATAACGCTTCTTCTGCTTATTAGCCCCCATATGGAACGCAGACAAACTACAACCCCTAATAGCCTCCATCACTCCCTCTAATCCATAGTCGTGGATGGAAGCACCTATCAGTTCTTTTCTTTCGGGCGACAGCAAGGCCCTGTCTGCTTTGTTCATGACGAGTTTCCAGTAAGCGAACACATGTTCGATTTGTTCTTCGGGAACAGATGCTGCTTTTGCAGGGCGAGACTTCTTCGTCTCAGATTTAGTCCTGGCCATATCCCTTTTTCTTTCTAATGACATAACCCTCTTCACGGAGAGCGTCAACAATGTGGTCGGGGATTCCGTACCAGATTGGAATGCCATGAGCGATGAGGACTTTGGCGATGACCTGCTTCTTGCGTTTGAGTGAAAGAATATCCATAGCAAGCATCTTATCGTGGAGTTTCAGGAAAGTCAAATCTCTGAACAACACTTTAAGTTTAAGTAACTAAAGGTTAAGTACTTAGGTTCCACGATTTAAAGAAAGAGAGATAAAGGAAACAGTAACCCCATTTTGGAGGGGGTTCGGGGGAACCTTTACCGAATCCGTTTTAGAAAAAGGGCAGCACAGACAGGTTTTCGGAATTTAATCGCGAAAACTCTCTGGTGATTGGCGCGCCAGATTTTCTTTCCGCCACCGTCAGCAGTACTACTGTATTCGTGCTTGTGGTGAGCGGTCTCTAAGGTAGCAGGGAGTTCTGTACCTTCGCAACACCTATAACAAAGAAATTGTTATGTGAGTTGCGGCGGGGCTTACGATGTTGTAGTGTTCGTTATACGACGCAATCCCCTAGCGTCAATGCAGGTGCGGGCGGGACTTCGATGGCGATGGAAGTTCCCGCCCCCTGCAACTCTCTCAGAGTTGAGGCGGGGCTGTCGTTTCGCTTTACTGTTCTTTTGTTGCGGGGCTTTTGAGCGGCAGCAGGAATGTCATTGATTCCCACATGATTCCGATGGTTGAGTAGCCGACTACATCCAGAAGGTTGTCTTGGATGGATTCGTTTTCTGGCTTTCCGCCACCGTCAAGTTGTAGTAAGAGGTTTTCGAGGCGTGCCACTTTGTCGTGCATTCGTACCATGAGTCCTTGGCGTCCGAAGCGGCGGATGTTTTCTGGGCCGTAGTCGCGTTGTTTGCGAATGACTACATTGTGAACTTCTTCTAATGTGAATGGTTCACCGCGTTTGATTGCGAGTTCTAATGCGTTTGCACCGATGATTGCCCATGCAACTTTTGCTTTTTCGAATCCTGCCGCTGCGTGGAACTGTTCATCAATGAAACCGTTAAGGTCTGTGCGAAGTTGTTCTATGTCTGAGCGCGGTTTGCGTCGTACATTCTCAAAGATTCGCACTAGTGCGGTGTGTGCTGCGTCGTCCCATGTTTGTGGCATGTTTTATTTCTATCACATGCCGCTTTCCGCCACCGTCGATTAGTTGGAAGCGTCGAAACTTTTTGCTGCCGCTTTCATTGCTTCGCCCATGATGTATGCGAAGCCGATGCCGCGTGCCATTTCTCCGAACTCGTCTTTGTTCTTTTCATATGCAGCATCCATTTTTCTTTGAATAAATTCATCTGCATAAACAATGATTACTTCATCGTTTGAGATTTGGTTTACAACTGGTCCTTCTTCTTGAAGTACTTCTTCTGGTGCTGTGATGATTGTGACTGTAAAGCCTTGTTCTTCGTTGTAGAGACGCGCGAGTACATCGTTTCCGTCTTCTTCTTGAAATTCGATTTTGTGATTCATTGTGTTGTGCCTTTGCTTTCCGCCACCGTCAAGTGTTTGGAAATGTGTAAAAATTCTGTTATGTCTTTTGCTGTCATCTGGTGACCAGCCATTGGGAGGTCGAGCCATCGCTCGGGTTCTCCTTCGTCTATTGCTTTAATCGCGTTGAGTCCGCAGTCAACCCACGCAATATCAAATGGTGGGTATGACTGAATCGTCAAAAATTGTTCTAGTTGTTTAGCGTCTCTGGGGTTAACCATTGTAGTTGACCGTGTATGTGCGCTTCACTGCCCAATCTTCTACTGGTTCGCATCCGCCTTCAAAGTAATCTTTGAGTGCTTCATCTTCTCCGCACGCAGAGCAAATCTCTGTTTTATTATCCGCACGCGAGATAGCACCAGGGTACTCACCAGGTTTATCATTATTGGGAATCCAATCAGTTTTACACCGTGGACAAATGTTTGGGACATTCATTACTTACCTTCTACTTTGTTTCCGCCACCGTCGATTAATAGTAATGACGATGGGTGTCGGTCCATTGCTTCTGCGCGTTCACGCGTTCGCTTTTGCATGATGCTGTATAACTCGCCGTATGTGATTGCGTGCCCAGTTATTACTCCACCTGTTTCTTCACTGATGAAATCAACAATGAGTCCGTGTTCGCTTCCCTGGATAAACAGGAAAGATTTTGGTACATCGAATGCGTGTGTTGTTGATGTGAGGTCGATTGTGAGACGCAGCGCGTCATCTTTTTCTGGGGTGAATTCAATATCCATTACTTCTTCTCCACTTTTGTCATGAATAGGTGTCCTGCTCCGTTACCTTCTGGGTCACACATCGGGATGACAGCGGTGCCATCGGTAAAGATAATGACTAGTGCTTCTTGCATATAGTCGTATTCCCATGCGAGGTCTTCGCATTCTTCCCTGGTTAATGGTCGAAGGGTCTTGACTGTTTTGCCAACAAGGGAGCCGAACTCTTTCTTGATGTAGTCAGACCGTGAATCTGTTGCGGTTGCCATAAGGTTTCCTTTTGTTTAGTAGTTAGAGACGGAAGAACAGTTTCAGCAGTTCGTAGGTATCGCCATTCCTACGAGTGCTTACGCTTTCGGATTCCCGTGTACCCGCTTACAATGAAGTGCGACGCAGGTGTGTGGGTTTCCGCCACCGTCAAGGCATAGGATATCACTCCTATGTTGTTTTGTCAAACTCGTCCGTGTTGAGTTCTGCGTGTTCTGATACTGCATCTGCAATCCATTCACCGATTTCTTCGCCTGCGTTATCCCAGGAGTCAAACTCGTTAGAGATTTTTGCCCATGCTTCATCGGTGAGTTTCATTTCGTCATCATCGCTGTAGTCGAAGTGATGCTTTTCCCACCAGAGAACGAGAATCTCGTCGTCTGGTTTGTTTTGTTCTTGGAGTACTTTGATAAGTTGTGAGACTTTCATTACTTTTCTTCCTTGAGGAGTTTGTGAACAAATGTGAGCATTTCGGTGAGGTTCTCTCTGAAGCCATCCCATACGCTGTCCTGACTCATGATTGCATTAGAGACACGCTCTAGGTCTTTTGGGTCAGCGGTAGAAGCCCACATGAGAGCCTCGTGCTCAGGGTCGCCTTCCTCGTACACTCCGCCGTCAATAAGTGAGTACGCCTCATCTTTGATTGATAGTGGTGAGTATGAGACGGTGTAGCGGTATGCGTTGTCGCCCCAGCCTGTGTCTTGTGCGATGGTGCTGAGCCTTACGCCGACATTCTGTGCTAGTTCTGACAGTTCACGGTCGGACATGGGGTTCAGGTCTTCGCTGATGTCACTGTCATCAACGATGTAGCAGTACTCTGTGCTGACCATTGTTCCCGTCTGGGTGTCAATAATGTATTTAGCCATTAGGTTTTTTTCTTTCTAGTAGGTATGACATACATTGTAGTATGCCGTGGCACCCGATGTCAAATCGGGTATTAGGGTTAGCCGATTTCTTCTAACGCTTCATCTAGTGCGTCATAGTCAAGCGACTCGCTCAGCCATGCAACGCCGTCAGGGGTCGCTACTGAGATGTCTAACAGGAAAGTACGAGCGAAGTCAGCGTATGTCCTGTCCTTGCCGTAGTTCACCGCTAAGCGGTAGAGGTACTCCTCATTGTTGAGCCACAGATTTATATTCCATGTCTCGTAGTTCTTCCAGCCGTTGTATGCCATTTCTGTCTGCTTTCTAGTAGGTGTGGATAATTTTATCCGAAGGGTGTGTCAGGGTTACTTTATGACCAGCGCATAGTCGCAGAGTAGTTCAATCCACCACTCTTTGTTTACTGAGTAACGCTCACGACGGTCTGCAATCGCTTTCATCAATCCAGCAACTTCTTCTTCATCGAAGTAGTAGAAAGTCTCCAAGTCTGATTTTGTGTCAAACTCCTCTGGTTGGAAGGAGATAAAAACATCTTCTTCGCCGTCAGGACTGTCCGTCCAAACGATTACACATTCGATTCCTGTATGTCTTTGCATTTTGTTTCCTTTGTTTAGTAGGTGTATCCCAAGTATGACATGGGGGTGTATCAGGGTTATTCAGCGACTGCTACTGGTTGCCAGCCAGCACCTTCGCATCGATAAACGATTCCGTTCACCTCAACCTCATCACCAACAGACAATGCTGTGTGTGTGCGGTTCTCAGGGAGGAGCGGTTCAACCAAATCCCAGAATGAGCCTTGATACTTGTTTGTGTCTCGGAAGACCCATTCGCAAATGTCGGTGTCGTCTGTTTCGTGGTGTGCTTCGTATGAAACTGTCGCTGATGTAACAGCCTCTCCGATGCCGAGTGACTTCTCAAACGCTTTCCATGTGACTGTGATGTTGAATACTGATTTCATTGTTTTTCTCCGTCTAGTAGGTGTGTGTGAATAAGTTTATATGAGGGGTGTGTCGGGGTTACTTCACCAACTGAGTGAAGTCCACCGAATCGGAGACTCGCTTACCATTAGACAAACGCTCTGCCCATACCTGCTGGTCTTCACCAACCATGACCCACAGAACATCGTGCTCCACGACCTGAGTGATTGCGTCCCATACATTGTCCCAAGATGAGCCAATCTTGTCTCCACCCCATGAGTAGAGGACAACATTCTCTGCGTTGTCATCCCATGTAGTGAGGAAGCCATAGTCGGTCATAATTGCCTCAACGATGGTGGGATACTTATTGTCTAAGCGTGCTTCGTACACTTCTACTGATTCACACCATGAGATGTGTCCGTAGTCTTTTTGCCCTTTGCGGAGAAGTTCTACGAACTCCACTGCTTTTGTCATTGGGATGGAGATTTCATCTCCGTAAATCTTTTCTGCTGAATAACCCATTGTTTTCCTTTTCTAGTAGGTATTGGAACTCATCTTACACCAGGGGTGTATCAGAGATTGATTTCCTTCTGGATGAAGGGGAGAACCCTCTCATCAATAAAGGTTCGTTCTTCATCGGTTACTTCACGGAACTCGCCGTCATCATCCATCGCTTCTACTATTGAAGAATAGAAGTTCATATCAACTGTGATGTCGTCATCGTCGATAGTGACAACTACGACTGGGTTGAGAATAATTTGTTTCATTGATTTTCTTTCTAGTAGGTATGTGTTATCTATCTTACACCCTGGGTGTATCAAAAACAACTTTTTATCCCGACAGATTTATCGGAACCCACACAGGATATCAAAGGGGTGTGTCAGGGTTTCTGGGGACAGCGTTCCAAAAAATCACTTTTTGCGTTCCAAACAAAACCACCCGCATCGTCCGCCCGCGTCTAGATTTTCACACAGTTACGCGTTTCACCCATTTCAGTTACGCACGAGCCCCGACATCCTGAAACAACACGAGAGTCCCGCCCACCTCTGCGGCAGCGGCGGGGCTTCTGGATAAAAACATTGCAGATGAGTAGACAAGTCAAGAGTTACCAACTAGTGTTCGTGTCATGAGCGAAACACGCATCCCAAACACAGACAGATGGGAGAGGAACTTCCAAGCCCTCGCCCAATACACCACCCGCACAGGAAACGCCCGTGTGCCAGCCAGCCATGTAGAACTCCACGAAGGAAACAATGCCCCTATCGGCGCATGGGTCGGTTACATGAGACAGCGTTACCGCACGGGAATCCTGTCGCCAGCACGAGTTGAGCGTTTGCAAAGCCTCACTGGTTGGACCTGGGGCCCACTGCGTCCTGGCCCTGCGAGCAACAATGAGCGTGACGAGCAGATTCTCCGTCTCCGTTCAGAGGGTAAAAGCCTCCAGGCAATCGCTGAGCAGGTCGGCGTATCTCGTCAGCGTGTCCATCAGATTGCCCGTCGTCAAGCATGAGCGATTGGAAGAACCCTAGTTTCCCAAGCGACCGTAGTAGCGGACGCAAAGTTGAATGGAAGGCACCAGTCGTGGAAGACAACACCACCGCTTCTGTTGCGATGGGAATCGGAATAATTATCAAAGCCCTTATTGGCTTTCTTCTTATTTCGAGCGTCAACGCGTTAGCACTTATGTTGGTCTCTCTCATCCTTGATTTTGACCTTACATATCGCAACGCGCTATCTGTCGGTGCTCTCTATGTTTTTTGGCGAGCATACGACACATTTACTTTTGGTCGTCTTCTGAAAGACCGCTAGATACGACAATGCCCACCCCCGAAGGGGTGGGACATATCGGAGCGAGTGGAGTGAAAGGAGTAAAGTTCTCCACTCTCTCTATCACGGTGACCAAACCATGATTGGCTGGTGGGGAGGTTTCCCTCCCCGACCTTTTAGCGGAGTTCCGTTCCGTTGACGGTGCTCCATGTGCGCTTCCACGCTGAGGGGAACCAGCGAGCAGGTTTGCGTCCTGCCTTGATTTCATCTAATGCCTTGACCGCTTCTACGACATTCTTGCGAACGATGACATTGTTGCGGAGAACAAGGTTGATGCAGTCCATTGCGAGAAGGTCTTCGTAGCCTTGTCCAATTCCGTGAACCATGCCGTCGGTTACGAACACCACAGGAGCCTTAGCGTGTTGCTTCTGTCCGATACCCCACTTGAGTGCTGGAGCATCAACTCCGTTACCGCCGTTGCGATGTGGAAGTTCCTGAACCATCTTGCCTTTCTCTGCGAGAATCAACAAGTTGTCTTTGACATTCGCTGAATCTGTTGAGTAGACCGCAACGGTTGCGCCGTGAGCGGAATCAACAATCTTTACGATGTCTTCCGTTGTGAGAGCCATTGAGCCTGAGCCGTCAATGATGACGACACCGCCGTTGCCTTTCTTGGAAGAGTCAAAGATTCGCTTGTGTGGGTCAGCGAGCGCATTGCCGATACGACGAGGGTTGCGACCCATGTCTGTTGCACGACGCTTGCGACCGAGACCGCCTGGTGCGTGACGAGTGAGAGCAAGTTTGCGCACTTTAAGTTCTGCCCACTGAGGGACAGAGCCACGACCGCCACGAGGGGTGGTTGGGTTTGCCTTCTTGACATCATCCTTGTTTACTGGAGGAGCCTTTGGTTCGCCCTTTTCTGCGCCTTTTTGTGCCTTTCCGCCACCGTCATTATCTTGTGTGTCGTTTCCGTCTTTGCCAGCCTCGCCCTTGTCGCCTTCATCTTCAGGTTCGGGTTGTGGTGGGTTAGCGAGACGGTCAATCATCTCTGCGATTCGCTCAACATCAGCGAAGCCGAGTGGAGCCAATCCTGTTCGTGGGTCACGAGCAGTTGAGGTGAGTGTGCCACGCTTGTCAGCCTTAGCGATTTCTTTTTCGACCTTCTTCACGATGTCACGAAGCGTCTCGCCCCATGCACGATTGACACGACGAACGCCTGTCAGGAAGTCCTTACCACCTGCACAGCCAGCGAAACCGACAGCCGTGTAGACAGCCCCAGCCCAATCACCCTGTTCGGTGATGCGCTGACCTGAGACGAGTTCTGAACCGTCTGCGAGGTGCTTCATTGGGTCAAAGCCAGCCTTCTTGACGAGGTAGTTCACTCGTAGTTCCTCAACGGAACGGAGTGCTGTCTCAGTCGCAATTCCACGCTGAATCCAAAGACAAAAGTCTTCTGCTGGTGAAACCCTTGCATGAACCATTTCATGCGCACGGATGACACGCTCTGTTTCCTCAGGGGATACAGGAACGACCATCTTGCGGTCTACGATATTTGTGTGCGGGAGACCACGGGTAGGAGCGCAGGTGTCTACTGTCCATTGTCCGTGTTGTGCGTCTCTGCGTCCCAACATTTCGGGAAGCGGTATGTGCTGAATGTCAGCCATTTGGTTTTCTCTCTTTCTAGGTTTAGTAGTTGGTCTAGTTGGCGGGTCACCCCGATACACACCATTTTACTTTAGGGGTGTATCAGGGTTTCCCTGCTACCTACTAAATAGCGATTTTGTCAATCTTGATTGCGTCAAGGAACGATTGTGCCTGGTCGTGGAAGACCAACTTCGCTGCTTTCTCGTCGCCCATGCTCTTACGCAACTGGTCGTATGCGAAGAATGTGCGGAGTGAGATTCGCCGTGCTCCTGCGTCAGCCATTCGCAGAGCGTATGGACGAAGGTCTGCTGACAACTTCTCCAATGCGCTCGGGTGCGGTTGGTTGATTCGGATAGCGACAGGGAAGCGGTCTTTAAGAGCCTCAGGGAGTTCTCTCATGTCTTCAATGTTGGTGGTCATGACGACTGAGTAGCCTTCCATTGGACGGATACTGCGACCGTCTGATGGACGCTCCCACTTTGCGGAGTCAAGCGTGTCTGTCATTGCGAGGAGTGTTGCGAACACATCGCCACCTGCCTTGTCAATTTCGTCTACTACGAGACGACCGCCACGGAGACCGTCACCCTGCCATGCCTTGACAGCCATGCCGTCCTTCCATGCCCAATCGTTGCCCGATGGGATGTAGTGACCTGTCACATCTGCGTTGGTCATGTCGTCGGTGCAGACGAGACGCCATGCGCCTCCCTGTGTGTCTCCGAAGTTGAGACCTGCGTAGGTCTTTCCTGTTCCTGGAGGTCCGAACAAGATGAGACGGTCGATGCCTGCGTTGAGTGCGTCCTCAACATCTTGCCAGCACTGTGGTAGTGGTTGGTTGTTCATAGGTTTATTGCTTTCTGTGTTTAGTAGGTATGTCGGTTGCCCGACTTGATTAGTATGACAGGTTTGTTATGTCCTGTCAAATCGGCGGATACTTCTTGTTCTCTGCCTTGTCCCCTAATTATATATGGGGGGTGTGTCAGGGTTATTTGTAGTCCTCAGGGGGGTACAACTCGTCTGCGTAACGCTCTAGGTTGATTTCGTAGCGAGCAGAAGCGGTGTATTGCTCTTCTGTCCCATCTCCGCCATCTTGCCAAAGCAGGAACTCTTCCTTGAATCGGTCTGAAGCGTCGTATTGTTCTGCGACTGCCTCTAACTTGTCTCCCAAGTCCATCATGTCTTGGAATGCTCGGTCAATGTTCTGCATTTTGTGTCTTTCTAGTAGGTATGCAAATAAGTTTATCGGACGGGTGTGTCAAGGTTGTCTGACACGATTGCGCCGAGCCACGATGGGATGTCGTAGTTAGCGCCGTCATAAACGCCGTCCTTATCGTATGCGCCCACAACGACTACATCTCCGAAGAGGTGACGCTGGAAGAGTGATGAAGCAACGAGGTTGTACTCAAGCCCCATGATGATGCCTTCATCGTTCACATAGCCAACGATGTCTTCTCCACGAACACAATCGATGTATCCGCCAACATGCCCTTGGAGTTCGTAAAGTCCTTCTGAGCCTTCTGTGATGGTTACTTTGCTGAGTTCACCATCGGTCTTGATTAGTAGTGCTGTTGTCATTTGATTTCCTTTAGATTTAGTAGGTATGCCACATTGTAGCGAGGGGGTGTGTCGTGGTTAGTAGATACAGAGCGGGTCTGTGTCGCTGTTGATGATTCGGAGTGCGACTTCTGAACCTAAGCCACACTCAATAAGGAAGTTGCGTCCCTGCTCTGATGTGAACTGGTCAAGATTCTTGTCACCGATAAACTCAAACAAGATACTGAGTGCCATCTGACCTCTATCAAAGTCGTTGGTCTCTGAGTCGGGAGACATCCCATCAAAGAATAGGTGTCCCTTTACTCCCTTTGCGATTTTTGTGCTAATGGTCTGAATGTCCACTTGGACTCCTTTGTTTAGTAGGTATGCCCCAAGAATACCAAGGGGGTGTATCAAGGTTATTTGGTCTGCAACCTCGACAGACACACATCTTACATCAGGGGTGTATCAAAGTCAAATCGGAAAGATTTATGCGAAACAGCCTGGCTATCCGCCACCGTCGATAGTTGTTAGCGCAACCATCTCGCACCTACACACACCCGCAAGCCCCGCGCTACAAAAGCCTGGCGGGGCTTCTGTCTTCTATTTCGCCAAAGTGTTAGCGGCGGGACTAACAGGCAGTTAGCGGTACTCCCTCTGAAGTTCGTACCACTTGTCCTGCGCTTGCCACATCTTTCCTTCATGTATCCACTTCTTAGCGAGAACCCAGAAGATAAGTTTATGAAACTCGTGCTTACTGCTTTCTTGCTCAACGAGGAACTCATCAAGTTTCCCTGAGAAGAAGTCATCTAGGAGCGTTGCGATTGCATCGTGACCTGACTGAACTCCGATTGAGTAATACTCTTCGTCCAGCAAATCAACGATGTTGTGGATTGTTTCGTTTGGTGATGTCATTATTCGTCTCCCTCGTCCTCGTCGTTATCGTATGTGTCCACCTCAACGAACTCGCTGAGGTCTGCCCATGCTTTCTCTGTAACAAAGTAGCCGATGCGGTTCACGAACGCCAGACCAGCCACAATGACTGTTCCTTCATCTCCGTCTACCCAAGTCCAAACATGGTTATCGGGTTGCTGACGCACAAAGTCAAGTTCTTCACCGTAGGTCTCAAACAAGATTGCTTTCTCGTTGATAATCCAGCCTGAACTGTCGTTGAGGTGGTTTGTGACTGGTTTGTAGTCTGCAAGCCACTTGTCTACTTGTTGTTCTTTTAGTTCGTCTAGCATTAGATGTTCTCTTTCATTAGTTCGTGGACGAGAAGTGCCTCGTCCAACATGACTGAAGTATGACAGTTGGGTGTGTCAGGGTTGATTACCTGAACGAAGTTCGCCCCAACTGATGGGTCTTGTGCAATTTCGCAGATATGTCCGTAAGCCTGCGCTACTGCGTCAAACTCGTTTTCTGCGTCCTCATAAATCATTTCCCAACGGATGATGTATCGTGCCATTATTTCCCCTTGTCTACTGTGTATTCGTGGTTGTTGTCTACGCACCATCTCTTTGCGTTAAAAAGCGAAGAGAAGCGTATGGGTGTTGTGTCCTCTATGTCGCTGATGATGTTCCAGCCGTTGCCGTCCATCTCTGCGTCCTCTTTGTCAAAGTAAATAACTTGTGTCATTACATGACCTCAGCATCTGCGGGGTCACAGTCAAAGCAGTGACGCTCTTGTGTCATGCCGTCTCCGTAGAACACATCAAAGACTTCGCTGAAGTCGTCATGTGTTTCTTGTCCACAGATTGCACAGATAAGTTTTTCTGAAACTTCCATTAGTCCCTTTCCTGAGCCTCAAACTCGTAGTCACGCATCTTTACTTCTTGGTTTAGAACCATGTCGTGCGCAATAGCACGAGCCTGTTCTTCTGTTTCTGCTTCCACATTGACGGAAGCGTAAACGCTTACTCGGTATTCTTTCATTAGTAGTCATTCCCGTGTTCGTCGCTAAACAGCAACTCTCGTACCTTGAATTGAGAATTGAAATCCTCTTCTGCAATGTATTCAATACGCTCTAAAACATCGTCAAGAGTGATTTCCAGTTCGTCATCATCTCCACAACGGTTATCTTCCCGTAGTTGCTGAACGATTGCGTCTACTTCATAGGTGAATAACCGCATAACATTTATGCGTGTTACTGCTTCACCTTCTTCTGTGTTCATAATTTGTGTGGTCATTTTTTTCCTTTTCTAGTAGGTACTGTCATTATGACAGAGGGGTGTGTCAGCCTTCTTCGCCGTCCACAAGTACATCGTTATACATCGCCAAGTCTCGGTTTGTTATGTCGTTGATTGCTTCGTCAAGAGTCTTGTGATGAGAAAGGTCAATTGTTTCGTCCTTGATGTACCCACCAGCATCCATCATGATGCCCTGTACGCCACCAGAGAAGTTGCGAATAATCAAACGCTTCCACGCCTGACCAGTACCTTCCCATGTTTGTTCTAGTTGTAATGTCATTTCTAATAAATCCTTTTGAGTATGGCTCAACCCCACCCTTTCGGGTGAGGCAGAACCGTTGTTATCCTGTCGTTGCGTTATTTCTAACGCTGGCTGGTGGCTATACGCCACCGTCAAGTTGTAGTTAGTACCACGCCCCAAGTCCGTTACATTCTTCGCTCGCCCAACGCAAGTACCATTCTGCGTATCGGAGTTCGTCTGCGTATTCCTCAGCGACTTTGATTTCCATTTCTGCGAGTGCTTCGCTGATGGTGTCTGCGAGAGACTTGCACGACTGTGCTGACTTCTCTGTTCCATCTTCGTTGTCGCCGTAGAAGTTGTGCTGGTCGGTGTCAATGTCAGCGATTTCCAGCAAGTGATTGCCGTACTTACCTCTGTACCAGCACGGTGTTCCGAACATCCCGTAGACCGCACCGCCGTCAAGTCCTGACTTGTCAAATGCGTTCTTGTAAGGACATTGACCACACGCCTGAGTAGCGTCACAGTCAATGCTCATCATTGGTGAGCCGTCCTCTTCTGTGAGGAGTGTACCTTCGTGGTTCTTGCGCTGTGTCATTACAGCCGTTCCCTGCGTCTTGCAGGGGTAGTTATTTGGCATATTGTCTAAGCCCATTGCGTTCTTCTTTCTAGTAGGTAATTTCAGTATAACGGGTATGTCATACATTTCCAACATTGGTGGGCGAGTGGGGGGAGTTACCCCCCCGACCCACTAAGCGACCTTGACCGCTTCGGTTGTCTCAGCGACTGCCTTAGCGACTTCTGTGACTCGCACTTGGTCGTAGTAGGTGACCGTTGTGACCGCTTCTGCGACCTCTGCGGTGACCATCCCGACATTGACTGCTGACTTCATCTTTGAGCCGTCCACAGCAGTCTTGGTGACTGCCTCAAAGGTTGCCTCATCAACGAGCGCACGGAGCGTCTCAGCGTTGTAGTTAGGACGCTCACCCTGTACGACTGTGACCTTCACGCCGTCCACGATTGCGAAGTCTACGCCGTCCTGAGCGAGTGCTTTCTTCATCTCTGCTTCTGCTTGCTTCTTGATTGCTTCTGCAATTTCAAGAGCCTTGCGAGCCTCAAGATATGCTTTGGTTGCTGTTTTTGTGTTCATTTGATTTCCTTTGCTTAGTAGGTATATCCCCATTATAACAATGGGGTGTATCAAGGTTTCCCCGTCACACTCTTGGTTATTCCTTCGTGCTTCTACGGGTACTCCCTATCAACTACCCCCATTATATCGGGGGGGTGTGTCAGGGTTAAACTCTGACAGACTCAATTTCTTCGTGGGTGATGCCCTGCTCGTTCAGCGCAATTTGTGCGAGGTTGAGCGAGCCGACCAGAGCGTTCCAGATTGCTGTGTCGCCTGATGGGGTTTCGGATATTGCCTGACGAATATTGAGGTAAGTCTCAATAACGAACTTGTTGTAGTCGTTCATTTCGTCCCTTTCGTTTAGTAGGTATGTAGACATTATGACAGGGGGGTGTATCAGGGTTAGTACCCGCCCTCGTCTCCGCATGACGGACAGCCACCGACTGCGTAGATTTCCTTGCAGTCATAACAGCCGTCGGGGTGGTTCTCGTACCATTCCTCTTCATCCGCCTCTGTGTCGGTCTCAGTAGAGAACCACGCCATAACGGTACGCAGAAGGTTGTCGTAATCCCCTGAGGTTGCTTCTGAGTGGAATACTGTCCACTCGTCTTTCAGACCGTTCTGACGCATGATGCGTGAGACACGACCGAGGATTGAGAACGCATTTCCGTCCTCTCCGACAAGTGGGACGGTGATTTCTGGATACTTCATGTTTCCTTCTTTCTAGGCTTAGTAGGTATGTGAACATTATGACAGGCGGGTGTGTCAGGGTTTCCCTTTCGGTACTCCCCTGACCTTCCCGTTATCGGTTGAGGACTGGAACCTTGTATGCGTTCACCATTTCTGGTGCGATGACATTGCGTACACGCTCACCATCTTCGTGAACGGTGTAGATGACAATTCCGCCAGCGATTTCGCTCACTTCATCCGAGATGTAAATACCGATTAGTGTGTTCATTATTTCTTCCTTTGCTTAGTAGGTAACACTCATCTTACTAGGTGGGTGTATCAGGGTTTCGGGTTGGTATCCCTCGTCTTGATAACCACCACTTTATCAGAGGGGTGTATCACGGTTTAGTTTATCCGAACTGCGCCGTGTCCCAACATTATGCCAGAAGGGTGTGTCAAGGTTGATTTAGTGAGTGAAGTAAACTCACCAACAAGTTGCGCTCGCAACTATTTTCTCCGCTATACGCCACCGTCAGTTGTTGTAGGAAACCCTCATGCGCCCCTGCGTGCGTGCGCTCGTGCGTCCCGCCCCAATTCCTGCACAAACAGGCGGCGGGGCTTCTGGGTCTACTTGTCAAACGCGCTGCGGCGGGGCTGCTGGAAAACTCCAACCCTTGCGAGTTGGAGCCCTTCGTTATTTCCAGTTATCTTCGCAACAGTCGTCGCAAAGGTATTGAGTTTCTGTTTGGTTTGTCCAGAAGTCGGTAAAAGTTCCGTCTGATGACCAACCAATTCCAGCGTCACAGTTAGCGCACTGCACTTCGTCAATGAAGATAGGAATATCCTTACCCTCAACCGACTCGGAGAATGACTCCGATGTGACAGGGGTGAAGTAATCGTAATCATACGATGCCTTCGTGAGAAAGTTATCTAAGCCCTTCATGGTTTCCTTTGTCTAGTAGGTGATGTCTCTATTATGGCAGGCGGGTGTATCGGGGTTATTCCCCGACAACCACCCAACTGTCCTCTCGTGGAATAAGCCCAAGAGAAGAACCATTATCCCATTTGACATGGACAGTACCCATGTCGTCAATGCTTGTTACAGTGCCCTCATCGCCTGCTACAAGCCGTGTGTACGGGTCTGCGGTGTGGATAAGCCTGATGCGTTGCCCTTTGCTCATTGTACGGTCTCCAGTCCTTCCATAAGCCCAATACGGTCTGCAGTTGCAAGTGCCTCAAACGCAAGGACATCATCAAATGTCCAATGCGTAATGTCGTATGTTTCTGTGTAGTCGTTTATTTCTTTCACAACGGAAACAACCTTCTCGGTGTGTTCCTCAGGGTGAAGTGCGTAATCGTCTTTTGTGTAGTTGTATGTCAGCCTCATGCTGTCCTTTCGTGGATAGGCGTGTGCCCCCGTTAGCCTTGCCAACGGAAGTCACGACACTCTCTCTTGTCCTTGACCTTGCGACGGTCAGGAATTGTTTGCGCTCTCAACTTCGCTTCCATTGCTTCACGCAACTGCTCAGGTGTGAGTGGGCGTTGTTTGTGCCCTGCTTTTATATTGTGACGCTTCTTAGCCATTTCGTGCTTCTTTCTAGTAGGTGATGTCATCAGTATGACATAGGGGTGTATCACCCTTTCGGGAAATACTTGCCCTTCATGTCTCGGTGTTCGTCAGCAATGAGGTCTACTCGCTTGCCGTTCTTGCACTTGTGCATTGTCTGTTCAGACAACTTCTCCCAAGTCTGTGCAGTGATGGTGAACGACTTGCCACAGTCGCCACACTGCCGTGTGAAACGACGCTGACCGTCATTCCATTGGTCTTGACGGATAGGTGTGCAACCTGCATTGTTCATCATGTAGACAGTTCGTGCATCTCCGCAAGTAGGACAGACAACCATCTCTATTGCGTAGCGCACTCCGTCAATTGTTCCGATGCCGTTCCAGCCTTCCTTTGCTGTTCCGCATGAGTCGCACTTGCCGAGTTTGTTCTCACGAATGTAGAACACTTGCGAACGCTGATGAGCAATTTCCTCAATAGCGGGGACGGACAATTTCTTTTTGTGGGCTTGTGTGTAAATGTGGTTGCGGAGTAAAACTTTCATCGCTGTTCCTTTTGGTTTAGTAGGTATGTAGTAGATATTACACTAGGGGTGTATCAAGGTCAAGTCGGCGGTTATGGTTTGTAATTCCATAACTGATAAAGGGTGTAGATAGGTAATCCGATAATTGCAACAATGTATGTAAATGTCATGTGTGTAGTTTGACAGCAGGGTGTATCAAGGTTATCCACAGCGTTGCGTGAAAAATACTCACCCGATAAACTGTTGTCATGATTATCTGCGAAATATGCGACAACGAAATAGGTCAAGGGCAAGCAAGAGCCCACAAAGTAATCGCATGGGCAGTCGTCAAGAACGGCAAACAAACAACAACAATCACGAAAGCATCAGCCCCGCTCGGCTATGCACACAAGATTTGTTTAGAAACAGGCGGAGAGTCCCGCAACGATGTCGGGCTATTTGACTAGGCGGGGCTTTCGGGGGTAAAGAAAAACCCCCAACCATTTCTGGCTGGGGGCATCTTCGGCTCGGACTACTTTGCCCGAAGTGTTGCGATAAGTCCAAGAGTGAACCCAAGGGTTACACTAAGAACGATGAGGAGTGAGACCTCAATGAACCAAGTTGTGATTACTACATCAGCAAGCATTATTTTTTCCTTTGTCTAGTAGGTATGCGATTATTATATCGCAGGGGTGTGTCGGAGTTAGTGGGTAGAGTCCCACTCCAGAATGTTACGCCGTGCCTGAGCCTGCGCCCTTTGTTCGTCCTGCGCCATCGCTCTTTCCACGCTTGCTATTTGTTTCTCAGAGAGTCGTCCTAGCAATTCGTACTGACGGAGTAGACCTTTGTAGTAGGTGCTAACCGAAGCGTGACGCTCTAAATGGCGTAGCACTTTGTCTAGTCGTAAATAATTCATACATAGATTATGACAGAAGGGTGCGTCAATGTCAAGTCTTTAGATAAACCTATCTATGACATACCCCTTTGGTACACTTGTGCCATACCTACTAGAAAGGAACACTATGCACCCAAAGTACATAGTCCTAGCCCATTTACCGCTAGACCATAACGACCCTATCTTCAGGGGAGACTTCGCACTTCACCCGACAGAGTGGATTATCTTTGACGGAGTTCACGGTAAGCGTCAAGCGGAAGGAAAGGCAGAAACTTTCCGCAAGTACTTCCATGAAGTTCAGATACGAGAAGTTCTCTAATAAAACTAACGAATTACCCCGTCAGCAATGGCGGGGTTTTTCTATGCCCGCTATACGCCACCGTCACTTGTTGTTGGATTTAACAAAAGAAAGGTGGGGCGCATCGGGTAGAAAGGAAGGAAACACCCCGATGCACCCCAATGAAAAGCATAACACGGCAACAGTCCCGAGGCGAACATTTGTTCGTTTTTGAGGGCGGGGCTTCTGAACTTAGACATAAAAATACCCCCACCTTTCGGCAGGGGCATCTTCAGTATTTATCGTGCCATTTCTACAACATCAATGAAGTAAAGAATTTTTGCATCCGTTTTTTTCGCCTTGAGTGCTTCGCTGTAGGTGTTGTACCAAATCTCCGAGAATGTGTTAGCCACAAAATCAAAGATGCGAACCCTAGCCATTGTCGGGTAACCCATTTTTTCTCCTGTCTAGTAGGTATGCGTACATGATACCGCAGGGGTGTATCACGGATAGTTTTATCTGAACTTGACCCTGACACACCCACCCAGTACAATGTGCTTACCTACTAAACATGAAAGGAAAATCATGAATACACGAATTCGTGAAGGTCGTTATTGCGACCCAACAGTAATCCGTGACCAAATCGGTCTAATGACCGTGCTGGCAATCTCTGGTGGTAAGTGGTCAAGCATCCGCACCAGCGATGGCAACGCAATCGGTATCTCATTACCATGCGGAACCAATCGCACAGTGGAGGTCACCCTGTCATTTATGGACACCTACACGGTACGGCGTTATCGTCACATCGTCAGAGGTGAACGCAGAGGCGATGACATCGTGGAATATGAAGCGCAAGATATCTACTGCGACCAAATCGCAGAAGTGGCATATCAAGCGTCAATCTTCCGCTAAATCAAAACCGAACTAACCCCGTCAGAAATGGCGGGGTTTTTTCATGTCATTCTTCAGACCACAAACGCCACTCACGAATCACACGACTCAGCGCATACACAGAAGCCCCGACCATAAACGGCAGCAGCCAGGGCGGGACTACCAAGATTGTCCAGCAAGTCCAGAGCATTATGAATAACCATTTGATAAGTGGGTGCATTTGGTAAAACTTACTGGAAGCATCGCTGGAATACAAGAGGATATTGTAAAACTTCACACCGCTGCGGGGGGGGGCGGTGGTTTTAGTAGCGGGTTCTCCCACATGGAAGGTCGCAGATAGCGCAGAGTGTTGAGGTGCTTGCGTTCTCTTCTGAGTGGTTGCTGAACTCTTCTCCGTAGAGACGGATAAGTTGCATTTGGTTGTAGTCGTCTACGCAGTACGCACAGATGGCGGTGTTGGTTGTCATGGTCAGCCCTTTCGTTTGCTTACACCTGCATAGAGGCGTGTTCAGTCACATAATCGGACATTGCCCCTAGAACGCCAAAAGACCCCCACCCCGTAGCGAGGTGAGGGTCTGAGTGGCTACGCCCGTGTGAGGGGCGCAGAGGGGGTTAGAGCCGTCCTGCGCAGACGGGTCCGATACCAGCCTCAACTGATTCCTCAGCGGAGAGGTCACGCCCACACACGCAACACTGCGAGTACTGCGCACCCAACGCCTTAGCCTGCTCCAGCGTCATGCGCATGGAAGCATCCAAGCGGTACACCGCACCACCTTCGTACACGAAGCGGTCAGCACGAGCCTGAGCCTCAGGAACGAAGCGTGAAGCGTAGAGACGACCAGCCTTTGACTGCTTGACACGGAACGCAACGCCTTCAGCGTTGATGTACATCCCAATTTCGGTCACTGGGTTCGCTGGAGCCTCAACTTGACGCTGAGCCTGACGAGCCTGCGACTTCTCGTACATGGAGCGAGCGGATGCTTCCTGCTTGTCGGAGAGACGACCATTGCGAGCAAACTGCTGTGCAAGGGACAGTGCAAACGATGACCAGTTCTGCTGGGCAAGCCAGCCTGCGAGTTCGGATACGGAGATGGGGGCAAGTGTTGCGCTCATCGGAGCCACCTTTCATGTGGGTCAGGCTTGACGGGCTGTCAAGCGATACACAAAGAATATCAGGGGGGTGTGTCAATCCCAATTCCCCCGCTTTACGCCACCGTCAGTACTTCTAGATTTTTGCGACTATCATCAGGAACGATGACGACTTCACGACTTTTCCTCAACGACGACCATCTCATTCTGGATTTCCCATACGACGCACTTCAGGTCGCAGAAATCAAACAAATAGACGGCGCAAAGTGGGACAAACTCGCAAAAGTCTGGAGAGTCCCGATGACAAGCCTCAACGAAACGCGGGACTACGCAACAAAACACGAGTTTGACATAGAACCAGAAGTTTTACTGTTTGATTTGCCAAGGCCCGACAACAATGTATTTGGAATCACCAAAGAAGATGACTGGATTTACCTAAGTTTTGCGTATGACCCAGTAAAAGTCAAAGCCGTAAAGACAATTGCGAGCATAACTTGGCACGCAAAGACCAAAGCATGGCGTGCTCCCCTGAGTTCCATCCACGAAGTAATCGATTGGGCAAGCAAGTTTCGTGAAGTTCTCCCAGAAGACCTGGCGCAGTTGTCTCAGGACCTCCGTAACAAGCATCAGTCGTCGGTAGAGAAGTCCCGCGCTACAGAAGGAACGATAGATGTGGCGGGGCTCCCATTGCTTCCATATCAACGAGCAGGTGTTGAATACGCAGCGGCAGCCAGAAGATGTTTTATTGCTGACGACATGGGACTTGGAAAAACTCTTCAGGCGATTGCAACGCTGGAAACAACCATGACATACCCCTCTGTTATAGTGTGTCCACCTAACCTTGTCCTGAACTGGGCAAAAGAATATGCAAAGTGGTTACCCAACCGAAAGGTTGTGACGGTTACAAACCGCAAAGACTTCCCAGACACCGAATACGAAGTGCTGGTAATTGGTTACTCCAACATACAAACTTGGCAGAAACAACTCATCAACCACAACGGTTATGTCTTTGACGAGTCCCACTACATCAAATCCCCGACGGCTCAACGCACCAAATCAGCCATCAAGATAGCCAAATCAGCCCCGCAAGACGGAGTTGTTCTTTGCCTCACTGGGACACCAATCACGAATCGCCCAGCCGAATACGGACCGCAACTCGATGCACTTGGAAAACTTGATGATTTCGGCGGGCTTTGGGGTTTTTACCGAAGGTATTGCGGTGCATTTCGAGACAGATTTGGTCAATGGAACATTTCTGGACACAGCCACATGGATGAATTAAACGAAAAGTTGCGTGGAAACTGCTACATCCGACGCACCAAAGACCAAGTTCTTCTGGACCTGCCGCCAGTACGACATAATCCTGTTTATGTAAGCGGGACGGATGCGGCGATGCGGGAATACAAGAAAGCCGAGGACGACATTGTTGAATATCTGGTTGAGCAAGCCAGAAGAATTGCTGAAGAAATTGGAAAATCACCAAAATCTGCTGCTGTTCTTGCACGAATCAAAGCCGAATACAACCAAGCACTTGTTGAAATGTCTGTTTTGCGTCGCCTTTCTGCAAAAGCAAAGATGCCAGCAGCAATGGAAATCATCGAGCAACACATTGAGGCTGGACAAAAAGTTGTTATTGCCGCACATCACCGAGACATTGTTGATGAATTAGCAGCGAAGTTCGGAAACCTGAAAATTCAGGGCGGAATGGACATCGAAGATGTTGAGGCGTGTAAGTCCCGTTTTCAGGAAGAACCTGTCGGGACTGCTCCTGTGATGGTGCTGAGCATCCAAGCCGCAAAGACTGGGCACACTTTGACGGCGGCGCAAGATGTGATTTTCATGGAACTGCCGTGGACACCAAGCGACCTTGACCAAACTTATTCACGCTGTCACCGACTTGGACAGAAGGGAAGCGTTGTCGTTACCTATCTGCTGTGCGAGGGGACTATTGACGAACATATGTTCGACTTGATTGAGAAGAAGCGAAGCATTGTGGACGCAGCGACTGAGGGCGGTGTTGCGGTGGGTGAGAGTCTTGGTTCTGCTCTTGTTGGTCTTTTCACGCAACGGGGTTTGACCTAAACCGTGAATGTTTCTGTTCTCGTGCGCTATATAGGTACAAGCGCAAAGGAGCGAACATGAAAACAGCAAGCCGAGATTACAAGATTGAGATTCTTTCCAACATATGGAATGAGTCTTACGCAGAGACCAAGCGGTCTTTGGAGCACCTCTCCGACAAGGAAGTGGGTTACCTGCTCCGTGAGGTGGAGGGCGAACAGCCCTTCTAGCCCATCAGGATTACCCCGACACACCCTTGCAGTAAGATGTAATTACCTACTAGAAAAAGGAAAATAGAAAATGGGAAACGAACAGGATGACTTCACATTCTGTGATGATTGCGGAGAAATAACAACAGATGAAACACGAGTGGTTTACGCTCGCTTACCGTTTGCCGTAGCCTCTGCTAATGCTGGAGAGTCGGCAGTCATCTGCTTGGAGTGCGAGAAACAAATAAGAGGAAAATAAAGTTTTGCCCCTGCCTTCGGGTGGGGGCTTTTCTTTTGCCCGCATTTGCCTTCTTGTTCTGGGCGTGCCATACTGTGCGCAGCCCCGCGTTGCGACACGGCAATGGGTGGCGCGGGGCTGCTGGGGTCACTAACTCAACGGTTAGAGTAACGGACTTTTAATCCGCAGGTTCTGGGTTCGAATCCCAGGTGACCCACTGGATAAGTTTCTCTGAAACACTTGACATTGATACACCCCTGCTGTAAGATGTGTGTATGGAAACAAAGACCAAACTAGACATAACACCAATGCTCAACCTCGTGCCTGCCGTACTTCCCGAAGGCAATGAGCGCAACCGAATCATGCAGAACGCACGCATGGTCGGTCATAACACTCTCCTCGCATGGGAAGCGGAGAACGGCTCAAAGTACCCTCAGTATCTCTCGTACCGTTTAACCCAAGACCTCAACTCTCTTGTGCAGTTGGGCTACAAGTACTCATCCAAGTGGAATGACCTAGTGGAGATTTACTTCGGTGAAACACTCACGGGCAAGTGGGATGCAAGCGATTATGTGACACGGCTTGTTGTGCGCTACGAGGATATGGACATAGCAAAAGCACGAGAAGCGTTGGCGAGTGAATACCCCAATGAATACGAGGCTTTTCGTAAGGACAACACGGGAGCGACTCACGCAGAAGCAATGAAGCACATCGCAACAGCGCACTTTCATTGCTACACATCGGAGACATTCGGCAAGAGTAATCATGTTCTCGGTACGCACAACCTTCGTACCGTGTTTACTTGCGAGTGTGGGCACTCTTACGAGACCCGAAGTGTCAATAATTATTCAGGAGATTAGGGGTTTTAGCCCCAATTATCTAACAATTTCTTCACCGAGAACTCCCCTTAAACGGGGGGTTTTCTGGTTTATCTAACAATACAAAGTATGAACCACTAGAACTCTCAGCCATCAGTTGGTAAACTAGAACTTGTGACTACTTGACATAGAAAGCGTTGTCTGCGCCTAACTACCTTCCGACAGACAGCGTTCCTTATCCGCCTAGCGAAGGAGAAAACCATGAACAAAACAATAACCCTGTTTTCCGTATCCACATCACTTCTACTTGGAACCGCAATTCCACTAACTACTGCACATAGCGCCCCAATCGTCACCACAACAACCCAGGCTCCGAACCCCGAAGCCAAGAGCCCCGTGCTGTCATTCGGCATCCACGCAACAACCATCAACGCAATTCATCCAGAACTTGCTGAGCAACTCAAAACGAAAAAAGCAGGGTCTGTAAAGTTTTGGGAAGCAGTTTCGTGGTGTGAGACAAACCACAATTGGAACGATGGTGGCTACTACGCAGGTGGACTCGGTATTGCTCAAAGCGCATGGCGAGGATACGGCGGATGGGAATTTGCAAAAACACCAAAGAAGGCAACAAAAGAAGAGCAAATTGTTGTCGGCAACCGCATCGCTTTTTTTGGATTCCAAACCCGTAACACATTCGGTTCTCTCGATGACAAGCAGAACAACAAGCCGTTTTTCCGCCCAGCCATCGGTTGGAGAAACGCAAAAAACTGGGGAAAGAACTGCGTCAACTGGAAAACCCGCAAACCAAATCATCTTCGTTTCACCGAAGAAGGAATGGCTGAATGGAAGAAGTCCCGCGTTGCAACACCAGCAGTTAGCGCTGCGGGGCTTTCGGGGCGTGTTTCGGCACAGAGCAACCAGGTGAAGAGATGCCCGCAGTGGGAAGCCCAACTGAAGGCGCACGGCCTTGTCCCAGTCAAAAAGTTTTCATACATTATGTGGCGTGAAAGCAGATGTCAGGAAAAGATTGTTTCTAAACCAAATTCCAATGGCACGAAAGATTACGGGTTGCTCCAAATTAACTCTTCGTGGAGGACTGTGACGAGACAGGTCTGTGGCGGAACCAGCATGAATGTTCTGCTGAACTCAAGATGCAACTTGAAGGTGGCTAGGTATTTGCTTAATAATGGCGGTATTGGTCACTGGTCAGCGTCTTCTGGGCGTGGCTGATAAATTAAGTTGACAAACCAGTCGTAACCCGATAAACTTATCTCAACAAGCCATAAGGTTTGTTTTATTAGAAAGGTAAGGCATGGCACATAACTTAGAAGTCAACAAAGACGGACAGGCTCGGTTCGCATACGCAGACCGTGAAGCACCGTGGCACCGTCTCGGAAAACCAATGAAGGGTCTCCAAACCCTTGATGCAATGTTGGAAGCGGCTCAGGCTGATTACGATGTTGTATTAACAAAGGTCGCAGCGGTTGATGACGATGGAAAACTCATTCTTGATAAGAATGGTCACCCAGTAATCATCGAGGACAGTCGTGCAACTATTCGCAAGAATGACGACAACACTTACGACCCACTGGCAACAGTTGGTACTCGTTATGAAGTGCGTCAGAACCGTGAAGTAATGGAGCGTGCATTGGCAGTTGTCGGTGCAACCAAGGGCGACGCAGTGCTTGATACATGTGGCGTACTCAAGGGTGGCGCTCGTTTCTTCTCCACGATTGACCTTGGGAGTCTTGTAATTGACCCTATGGGTGTAAACGACCGTATTGCTCGCTACCTAGTAGTTAGTACTGGTCATGACGGCATTTGGCCGATTCGATATGCAAATACCGATATCCGTGCTGTATGTCAGAACACCGTAATCATGGGTCTCAAAGACGCTGAGCGCACCTTTACTGCTCGTCACACACGCAATGTGGACACAGCAATTCAGGACGCTAACGAAGCGTTGCGTATCTCCATTGATTGGGCTAAGTCGTTTAAGGAAACAGCAGAGCGCATGCTTGCTATCCCTGTACCTCTTGGTTCGGCATCGCTTGACAAGGTTGTTAATGCTGTCTTCCCAGCGAAGAGAGACGAAACAGACCGTCAGCGCAAGAACCGTGACGAAATCAATCAACTCGTTCGTGGGCTTTATGTCAATGAACGAAACGGAAAGAACTACGGCTACAACGGCTGGAGCATCTACAACTCCATCGTGGAGTATCTCGACCACTATCGTGACGACGACAAGTTGGCTATGGCGCAAGCGTCAATGGACGACAACTCGTGGGTAACACGAAAGAAGATTGAGACACAACACGCAGTTATGCAACTCGTCTAAAACAAAAACAACAAAAGGGTGTCCTTCCAGTGCGGAGGGGCACCCTTTTCGTTTATGATAGAGCAAGTAGAAGTGAGGCAAGAATGTACGACTACGAAGACGAAGACGACGACGAACTGTTCCCACTTGACCTACCCGACACAGAACAAACTGTTTCGTACCTGGTCAGCCAGTTCTTTATAGAAGCCGACAGAAGAGAGAAGCGAGTGAACAAAGAAGTATCTCGATTGTTGGACAAACTTTACGAAAAGCATGGAGAAGACGAAGTATCTATCTCGCTTATGAATTACATCAGCACCAAGATGGGCTGGGACATAGAAATCCTGATGGAAAAGTACGAAGTTGAGGATTATCTACTGGGTAGCCACAACATCTTTGACGAAAACATCTGGCGTAAAGTACTCGGGACTTCTGCGATGTCAGATTACCGACGAGAAGTTTTTGCTCTCAGCCAAACTTATCTAACCCGCGCGGTTCGGGAGGTGTTGGAGAGGGAACAACCAAACACTTCGCCAAAGGTTGACCCTCTACTATGATGTGCTCAACCGCATCTGGGTCGTACATCGCACCGCATTCATCGCATTTCGCTAGATAATCACGGCGTTTCATTAGTTTTCCTCGTCAATAAACAGACGCAGAACAGCATTGATTGACTTATCTTCGTTTACTGAAACAACTTCCAAGCCGAGGTCTTCCATGATGACATCAGCAAGTTCACCCATTTCTTCTGTGAGCGACTCGATATCGTCGTCGGTCGCTTCGTCCTCAACGGCCATCGCTACTAGAACTTCCGTAATAGCCCCGTGAACTTTAAGGCGTGCTTCGTTAGAATTCATGTTGCTATTTCTAGCACATCCTGTTACTATTCACGGTGAACCACGGGACTTCCGTGCTTCATCAATCTGAGGAGCATTAGTATGGCATCTACAGCAGTAACAATTTATGGGAACTTGACAAGTGACCCAGAGTTGAAGTTTCTAACGGGTGGAGCACCCAAGTTGGAATTCAGTATTGCTTGTAACGAGTATTGGAACGACAAAGATGGCGAGCGTCAAGAAAAGACCTCGTACTTTGATGTTGTTGCATGGAGAAACCTCGCTGAAGACGCAGCGAACATTCTTGAAAAGGGAATGAGCGTCATCATCGTTGGTCGCTTGGAACAGCAAACATGGGAAGACAAGGAAAGTGGCGCAAAGCGTTCACGAGTACAACTTCTGGCTGACCGAATCGGCGCAAATGTCGGTGGACTTTCCGAGGTAACTCGCAAGGCTCGTACCGAAGGCGAAGGCGGAGTCAAGAAGGCAAACCCAGTCAAGAAGGCAACCGCAAAGGTTGTTGAGGAAGACGAACCTTTCTAATTCGTTAAACCGTCCTGTGAGGCGTAACGAACAATAAGAAAAACCCCCACCCTGAGGATTAACTCGGAGTGGGGGTTTTCTTTTTGGGGGGATTAAATATCCATGATTAACACGGACTCATCTTCCATGTCGTCACGACCAAGAACATGAACATCAGTAATTCCTGATTGCCAGTTCTCCCGTGTGTGGTGGTGACCGCACACATGAAGGTCGGGATTGACTTTGTTCTGGATTTCCAAGACAAGTTCACGCTGACGGATAGAGATGGGGATTTCGTCCTTGTAGGAGATTTCCTTACCGAAAGGTGCTTCGTGAGTCACAAGGATATCTACCTTCTCTTCAGCAATCTCGTCAATCTTGTATTCATTGATGAGTTCTTGCTTCCAGTAGGAAAGCCCAAGTTCCCGCCTATCCCAGTCCCAACTGTATGCACCGCCGTATCCCATGATTGTCTTGGAACCGAGCGTGAAACGACAGCCTCGTGGGATGTACTGAATCCACTCGCTACCAATAGGGATAAGGTTTTCTGAGCCATTCTCAGCAACCAACTCGTCAATGATGTCGTGGTTCTCGTGATTGCCGTCAATCCAGTACAACTTGATGTTTGACTTTCGTGCGAGACGCTCAATGCCGTTGAGGTATGTCTTGCCCCAGCCGTAGTGAGGCCAGAAGCCGAAGTCTCCACAAGCGATGATGACATCTACCTTGTTCTCCACGCCATGACCGAACAGCCATTCTGCATGGTCAAGGTTCCCGTGAATGTCTCCTGCGAACATTACTCGTGTATTCATTTAGTTCACCTCCTCAGGTGCGTCTAGTAGTTATGGATAAATCATACCAAAAGGGTGTGTCATTGTCAAATCGTGCTAGACAGACGACCAAGACCGAACTAGTGTTCGCCTCATGATTTCCGAACTTCTCCCAGAAGATATCCAGAACCTTATCCTCAGCCTGTGGAATGAAAAGCACCCCGATGTTGAGATGGACAAGATGCTCCCGCCCAGATTTGTTCGTGATGCCCTGCTTGCTGAGAAGGGCGTAATAGCCCCGCGTGGTGATGCGCAGCAGGAATTGGTGCGGGACTGGTTCGCTCGCCAGGCTGATGCCCAGACAGAAGCGATGCGGGTGCAGGAGGTTTTGCAGAAAGCCGAGCCAATGACTCAGGAACTTGCGATGAAGGGCGAGTTGCCTGTTTGGGCTATTAAGTCGTGGGCTGTGACTCTGTTGTTTGATTGGTCGGCTGACCTTGCCGATGCTGTCATGGAAGCCAAGGAATATTTGATAGAACGCCAAAAAGCCCCCGCCTGATAAAGACGAGGGCTGGTTTTGGGTGTTTTAGATTTCTACTTCGTGAACCTCAACATTCACGATGGTGTAGTTTGATGGGATTTTCTTGACTCCCCACATTTCACAGAGACGCTTTTCTGCTTCTTTGCTAATGTTGTCGTGGTCAAGGTCTGCTGTTTCTTCCGTGATGACGATACTGATTGTCGTATCATCGTCTACGAACTCAACGGTGTAGTCGTAAACGACTTCTGCCATGATGTTCCTTTCATCTAGTAGGTTATGTAGAACATCTTACAACATGGGTGTATCAAAGTCAAGTTTATGGATATCAACCTCAAAAAAGCACCACAGCAAGACATCCTCTCCATCGACCGAACTGGCGAGTGGGGCAAAGTTGAGTACCGACACCGACTGACCTGCGGACACACCGAGGTACGGAAGCGACCATCGAGTGCGCCAAAGATTGCCTGCTCGTGGTGTGTTGTGGCGGAGGAGAAAGCCGAAGAACTTGCATCTCTGGCTGTGCGGGAGACTTACGCTGAAGTCCCGCTAGAGGAACCGTGGTACGACGCTGATGCTGAGTATGAGGTGGATGCGGGACGGTTGCGGGCTGGCTTAGTCCTGGCTCTGGGGCTGTCCCCAGAAGCGGTTGAGGTTGTTTCAGAAGTTGATGATTCGGGCGATTTGCAAGCACGCTATGTGATGGTGTTCATGGATTTGTCTACAGCCAAGCGTCTTGCACACATGGGCGATGAATGATTTGCTTTTGACACACCCTTCTGATAAAGTTATCTCAATGGTTCACAAGGAGGACTACTAAACATGGAAAACAACCACAAGTTCATTATCAACGACGCAACCGAAGATATGAAGATGCTGGCTGACTACCTCTTAGAGTTAGGTCAGCGCATTGACAACAATCAAGGGAATGTCCTTGAGATTGAGCGAGTCATGGAGAACCAAGAGTTCGCTCGTCTCGCAAAGAACATCAACGGCTTCATTGAGCGTGCAAACGCAACGCTCGCTACATATCACCGCTACAAGGCAGAGCAGTATGAAGCAAAGGTAACAGGAGAGGTCAAGTGAATACAGAAGTAATCTCACGCATATACAAGGAAACGATTACCGCACTCATTGACGAGTACGGTAACCCATCGGAAGTACCAACAGAGGAGCAATACCTTGCAGGGGAACGACTCCGTGCTGGCTATGCACTTCTTTCTAATCCATCCACGACACCAACAGAGGTCTTTAGGACTTACTCTATTGACAGGCGTGTATGGGGTTTCTATCTGAGCGAACTACCTGAGGAGTCAGAGATTTTCTCTAAGCGCCAAAAGCGCACTGACAAGTATCAGTCAATCATTGACTGGACACAAGAGCATGTTTTTGAGCAGATAACTGCAAACACAATCATGGAGATTGGTGAGATTTCATATCCGACAGCACTCAAGTTCATCGGAGACCGACCTGACCTTTTCCGCAAACTGAAGCGTGGGCTTTACGAAATTCGTGACCCAAAGGCTGACAGAAAAGCAGTTTGACTATTGACTCTCTTACCGTGTAGGCTTCACGCAACACGGGGAGAGCAATGCCAGAAATTACTTTTGATGCTGAAAAAGGTGCGTGTCGGGATTACCCCACAGACTGGTGGTATCCAGACAAAAGCGTTACAGCAATCAGAAACGGGCGAACCGCAGTAAAGATTTGCAACCAATGCGCAGTTCGTAATGCGTGTTTGATGTATTCATTACCAAACGAAACTCATGGAATATGGGGCGGATTGCGAGAATCCGAACGAGAACTAGAACGCCGACGCAGAAATATTCATTTAACTGCCGAAGCACTTTCATCTATTAGCAACTCAACAAGGCGTGCATCACGCCGATTAGACAAAGAGCGGGACTCCGTATGAACCAACTAAACATCAGCGACGGCTTTGTCCGTCTGGACGCATCAATGGCGGACGACGAATCAGTTATCAACTCAGCACGAGTAAGTTTTGCAAAACAAAGCGAACTTCATGGCGAATTAACTGGCGCAGACAAAGGACTTATTAAGTTTTTAATGCGTGAACATCACGGAACACCGTTTGAACATAACGCATTTCGTTTTCATGTCAAGTGCCCAGTGTTTGTAGCACGAGAATGGTTCCGTCATCGCATCGGTTCCTTCAACGAGTTCTCTGCACGGTACTCAGAAGTCCCGAACGAATTCTTCACCCCAGACGAGTCAGCAATCCGCACCCAGGTCGGAAAGCCAGGCGCATACACATTTGAACCAGTTGATGAAAAATTGGCGAAAAGCACAGTCGAGATGATTGCTTCCGTAAATGAAAAAGCATACGAAACATACGCACATCTTGTTCAGTCAGGTGTAGCGAAGGAAGTTGCCCGCATGGTTCTTCCTGTTTCTATGTATACACAGTTTTATTGGACAGTAAACGCAAGGTCTTTGATGAACTTTCTCGCTTTACGCACCGACCCGAACGCACAGCGTGAAATTCGTGAGTTTGCAGACGCAGTAGAAAAGTTATTCGCTGAACAAATGCCAGAAACTTGGAAAGCATGGGTGGAGTTCGGTAAGGTCTGCCCATGACCTACGCATCGCCACAGATTGCTGAATTCCTCTCCAAACTGGAAGGCGTAAAGAAAAGCGGGACTAACTGGTACGCCAGATGCCCGTGTCGCAACGACGACATGAACCCGTCGCTCAGCATCGGACAAGGCAATGATGGTCGTGTACTTGCAACTTGCCATCGAGGTGGCGGTTGTTCACTTGATGAGATTTGCGATGCAATGAAAATAAAGAAGCAGGATTTGTTCCCCAAAAAGGATGCAGAACCTTCGCAAGTGAAAGTTACATCCGAAAAGTTGTCTAAAAGTTTATCTCTAATCGCAACATATGATTACCGAGATGCTCTTGGCGAACTCTTGTTCCAGAAGCAACGCTTTGTTGATGAAAACGGGAAGAAAACTTTCCGTCAGCGCAAACCTGATGGCAACGGCGGCTGGTCGTACCAGTTGGGAGAAGTCCCGCGTGTTCTTTACCGACTCCCGCAGATTGCGAATGCTGTTGCGAACAACTCTCCAATCTGGGTTGTTGAGGGCGAAAAAGATGTTGACACTCTCGTTGATGCTGGATACGAAGCAACAACCATGCCGAACGGTGCTGGAAATTGGACTGAGATGCACACCGAAACTTTGGCTGGCGCAAAAGTAATTGTTTGTGCAGACAATGATGAACCTGGGCGTAAGCACGCATTGAATGTTGCAGAAAACTTGACAAAGGCTGGCTGTAGTGTTAGTATTGTAATACCGCCTGATGGATACAAAGATGTTACAGATTTGTATGAAGATGGTCGTTCCGTAGTAGACATTAGGGCTTACTCCGAAGTGGTAGATGAACTGATTCCTACCGACCCAGATGAACTGGAAGAAGCACCCGAAGAAACAGAAGAAACTGAAGAATCGTCGCACATGGACGAACTTCTCTCTGGACTCACCAAACTCCTCCATCGTGATGACCTCTCTGAAGAGTCCCGCATCAACCGTGCTGGCATTCTGCTCAACTCATTCACTCGTGGAGCAGCAACTGACATCGGGCGGCTTGTTCACTGGGAAGATTTCTTGGAAGAAGCAGACGACGACTCATACGACTGGGTAATTCCTGGTGTGATTGAGAAGCAAGAACGAGTTATTGTTGTTGCAGCCGAAGGTGTTGGTAAAACGATGCTGGCACGACAAGTTGCCATTTGTGCAAGTGCTGGTATCAACCCGTTCACTATGTCAAAGATGGAACCTGTCCGTACATTGACTGTGGACTTGGAGAACCCTGAACGAATCATCCGTCGCACATCACGCAACATCATGAATGCAGCCAAGCGATTGGGACATTCATCTACTGTCCACGCTGAACTGCTCATCAAACCTGCTGGTTTAGATTTACTTAAAATGTCTGACCGTGCTGTGTTAGAGAAAGCGATTGAGGAATCAAAACCGCAGTTACTTGTGATGGGTCCTTTGTACAAAGCATTCGTAGACCCAGGCGGACGGACCTCTGAGTCGATTGCGATTGAGGTTGCTAAGTATCTGGATGGATTGCGGGACACCTATGGGTGTGCGATGTGGCTTGAGCATCACGCTCCACTTGGCTCGTCAATGGGTTCCAGGGATTTGCGTCCGTTCGGTTCAGCAGTTTGGTCTCGCTGGCCCGAGTTCGGTCTATCATTGACACCAGACCCAACATCTACGGAAGGTTTTGTCTACAATGTGTCCCATTTCCGAGGCGCACGAGACAGACGAAAGTTCCCAACGAAGATGCGTAGAGGAAAAGTTTTCCCATTTGAGGTCTTAGAGTTCATGAAGGTAGACGAATGAGCAACTCAAACCAAGGGTTAACGCGAGAGTTCCTCGCTGACCGAGACTTGCGTATCTTTAAGATGCGACAGGCAGGAGTCCCGAACAATGAAATCGCCCGTCGTTTCGGCATGACAACCGCTGCTGTGGGGACCGCCGTGCGGCGTCAACTTCAGCGTATGAACTCAGAAGCACTGATGGCTTACCCAGAAGTTCTTCGTATGGAACTTGAACGACTTGATGCTCTGCAACAGTCAATTTGGCCTCTGACGCAGCATCGTAAGGTGCGAATGGACGATGGGACTGAGGTGACCGTGGAGCCTGACATGAAGGCTGTGCAAACCGCATTGTCCATTATGGACAGGCGTTCCAAGTTACTTGGCATGGAGCAGACGAATATCAATGTTCAGATGGATATCGCTGGTACTGACGAGCCGATTCGTGCAACATTGGCTGGTGCAAACAACAAAGCAATCGATGTTCACGCGTTCGACCCAGAAACTGAAGTCAAGAAGTTGCTGGAAATTATGGGCAACTCTGGTGTGCTGCCGCCAGCAACGATTAATCAACTTCTCGGGACTGCTCCGCAGTTGGAGCAAAGTAGAGTAGAGTCAGACATTGTAGACGCAGAGGTGGTTGAATCAAATGAATGACGAAGATTTCGTAGTAGAAGATAACTTAGAGATGGCGATGGACGATGTTGCGAAAAGCATCCGTCCTACCCGCAAGCCAAAGACTGGTGCAGCCGAGGGCGAAACTGCTGGAAAGCAAGTACTTTTGCGTGCCACAGAGAATGACCATCTTCGTTGGAAAGCAGCCGCAGAGAAAAAAGGCGTTTCTATGGCTGAGTTTATCCGTGATGCGGTGAACTCTGCTGTTGGAGACATTCTTGACTGTTCTCACCCATCAAACATGAAGCGTTTCTTTCCGTGGGCAACAACCTGCTTGCAGTGCGGCGAGAAGTGGATTCACGACAAGAAGAAGCCCCGCGCTGAACGAGGCGGATGAAGCATCGCTCTAAGAAGAAGGAGGCGGAGTACAAACTTCGTCGTCCGCTTGTTGAGAAACTTCTGGGTGAAAGACCTTATTGCGAGGCGTGTCCAGTCTTTGCTGAACATGATGAACTTGTCACTTATGTGCGCAATCGCTCTGTTGATGTCCACGAACTTGTACGCCGTTCACAGGGAGGGTCTATCTTAGATGAGGGCAATCTCATGTGTGTCTGTAGAAGGTGCCACACCCGTATCGGTAATTACCCGCAACTTGCTTTTGATTTAGGTTTAGCCAAGCACGCATGGGACGAATAATGAAACTTGTTGGACTTGATTTGTCTCTAACATCTTCGGGTGTATCCATTGCTGGTTCTACCCGTGTCGTTTCGTGTAAGAAAAAGGGCGTGGAACGGCTCGCTGATTTACGAAGTCAGTTTACTGAAATCTTTTTGGATTGTCAAGTTACACATGCGGTCATCGAGGGTTACTCGTTTGGCTCAAAGAATTCTCAGGCCCACAGCATCGGTGAACTCGGAGGAGTTGTTCGTGTGCTGCTGTTTGACATGGGCATCCCCTTCGTAGAAGTCCCGCCAACATCGCGCGCTAAGTTTGCGACGGGCCGAGGAAACGCATCAAAAGGCGAAGTTATTTCTGCAATCTCCGCTAAGACTGGACGCATCTTTGCTGGTGCTGGCGGGAATGATGAATGCGATGCTTGGGTTTTGGAGCAGATGGCTCTTACTAAACTCGGTTTTACTGAGTTCACATGGACAAAAGAACAAATTACAGCACTTGACAAAGTGGACTGGTCTGCGCTAGAAAGATAGCCGTGAATAAAAGAAATGCACCCATCTCGCAGGTGGAAGTCGAATCAGAAATTATGCGACTTATGGAACTGTTGGAAGAACACACCGAAGCGTTTGAGCAACTTGCAGAGGACTCTGCCAAGAAAGAAGCCCTTTACAAGTCCAACTGGGCTAAGGAATACCTGTCTGCCAAGGGGTCTATCCGTGAGCGAGAAGCATGGGCTGACTACAAACTGTCAGATGAGTCGTATGACTACAAAATCTCTGAAGCACTCGTGAAAGCAAAGCGAGAGAAACTAATCTCTTTGCGTACATCCATTGATGCACTCCGCACACTGAATGCGAATGTCAGAACCCAGATTGGACACCACTAATGAGTCACAAAATCCATTCATCAATTGAGCATCTAGCAGCCCCGCTAGAGAATCTTCGCACTCTGGTCGGCAATCCCCGCATCGGCAACATTGATGCCATCTGCGCCTCCTACGACGAGTTCGGACAAGTTAAACCAATCGTTGTTCGCCCGAACGATGATGGGACAATGACTGTTATTGCAGGAAACCACCAGTTCCAAGCGGCTCAACGACTTGGATGGTCACACATCGCTGTGGTACCAATGGATGTTGATGATGCCCGTGCAATGGCTTTCGCAATCGCTGATAACCGCACAAACGAGTTGGGTCACACTGATGACTCACTGCTTGCTGACGCACTTGGAACAATCATTGATGACTACGGCGACCTGCTGGAAGAGTTGCAATGGGACGAGTTTGAGTTAGCAATGCTTGATTTGTCCACTGAAACAAGCGCACTTGCAACACCTGGAGTTTACGAGCAGCCAATCATTCAACTCCTGGATGACGAAGCACCTGTGCGTCCGCCATCTCTTCCTTCGCAGTCAAACTCTTCTCCTGTCACAACGCGGGACTCCGAGGGCGAGGTTCGTCTTGAGGCCCCGAAAGACTCTGACACGAAATCACTCGTGACTCAGGGTTCTACATCTGGGGGGATGAGCGGTTCGTCCAAAGCAGTTGTTCAATACTCACTTGTGTTTGATTCACCTGAACAGCAACGCCGTTGGTACGACTTTCTTCGCTGGTTGCGTTCCGATGCGGGTATCGCTGGCGACACCACACCATCTAAACTGATTGATTTTCTAGAGTCTCACGCAGACTTCTAGAACAACTCCGCTATTTCTTGCGGAACCAAGCGAGCATCTTCTTGCGGATGCGTGCGGTTTTCACATCGTTCATGCGAATGAGTGACGAAACTTCTTCAGCGATGTCCTTGGCTTCTTCAATCTTGTCCTCAACGAACTCAATCTTCTCTTGGATTTCAGGAGTTGTGATGACTGCCTCTACCACTGCATCAACAAGTGTTGCGCTGGTGTCGGGGCTTGTCTTCAACTTCTTTGTTGTTTCACCCTTGGATGCTGGCTTCTTCTTCGGCGCAGCCTTCTTCTTTGGTGCAGACTTCTTAGCAGTCGTCTTTTTTGCGACCTGCTTCTTCGCTGCTGTTTTCTTTGCTGGTTGTTTCTTTGTTGCCATGAGTCTCACCTTAGTCCGATGTTTCTTGAGATTTCTACACTATCAGCAGTTATTTCTCTAGTAGCGTACAGTTTCATGGATTTCTACCCCGAAACACTTGACAAGGTTGCACTCGCTGTCGAGAGTTCTAAAATAGCAAAGTCGCTCATCGTCCAACAAGAGGGTATCGGTGAGGATTTGTCCTTCAGCCTGATGGCTTGGTGCGACGACGAACTGGTTGCTGTTGCTCAGTTGTCGGGGCTTCTGATGGCTGACCACGACGAGAGGTATGGGTTGATGGTTCAGGCGGCTTGCATCCTCCGTCAAGGCTGGGATGCGACTGCTTTCACGATGGTTGCTGAGGGTTTCTGTTCCACGAATCCTAATGAGAGTCGGGGGAATGACATGGCTCAGTTGTTTGCGTCCCCCTCTTGTGACTTTGTGAGGGAGTGTCTGGCTTTCACCCATGTGGAGGAAGATGAGTTGCTGTTTGTGGTGGTTCCGTACAAGTATGAGCCTCCCCGTAGGGTGCTGTACTCTGACCCGTTGCAACATAAGGGTGCGACTGTCTTGCGTGATGGGCGATACCCGATGTCTCTGCATCGTGCGTTGTCTATTGAGATTGACCATGAGGAGATGGGTTACAACGGCGACCTGCTTCGGGAGTTGCTGGCTAAGGGGCTCACAGATTTGGGCTTTGAGGTCAATTACCGATAATCCTTGACATGGATACACCCGTGTGTAATACTTATCCACATGAAGAAACACGCCCCTATCTACTACACCATCCGTAGCCTCGTTCGCACAACAGTGTGGGGAGGCTTAGCACTAGGTCTACTCCTCGGATTCGTCAGTTACTTCGGTGACGACACCCCACTATGCGATATCCGCATCGTCTCCGCTTCACCTGCTCTGTGGGCATCTGATGCACCCGTAGATGTCACTAAGTGTGTCGCTCCTCAGTACATGGTTCTGAATCAGGACGGTTCATGGCAGTGGGTAAGTGAGTGATAGAGTCACGCCCATGAATATTGACGATTACCAAATGTTTGCCTCCACGACTGCTAAGTACCCGAAGGAGTCAGGACTTGTCTATACAGTCCTCGGTATGGCTTCTGAGGCTGGCGAGGTTGCTGGGAAACTGAAGAAGGCTATCCGTGATGAGGGTGGTGTTATTTCCTCTGAGCGTAAGGCTGTGTTGCTGGCTGAGTTGGGTGATGTGCTTTGGTATGTGGCTATGGTTGCTACTGAACTTGAGACTGATTTGTCTGATGTGGCTGTTATGAACTTGGATAAACTTGGTGACCGTGATACCCGTGGGGTCATTGGCGGTGACGGCGATACCCGATGATTTGGTTTGTCCGTTTGTTCTTTGCGGTTCCTCTTCTTGCTGGGATTGTGATACTGCTGTCTATGTTGTTTGATGAGTGAGCAACTCTGGTCGTGGGTGTTGTCATGTATTGGTGTGACGGGGCTTCTGCTGGTTGGGCGCAGGTATTGGTGGGCGTGGGGTGTCACTGCTCTGAATGAGTGCCTGTGGATTGGGTATGCGCTAGTCACTAGGCAGTATGGGTTTATCTTTGGTGCTGTTGCGTACATTGGGATTCATGCGTACAACGCCCGCAAGTGGAGAGCGGGTTAGTCCCACTCTCTCCATGAGCGTCCCCATCGGGGGCTTGTGCTTCTCAGGTATTTGGTTGTCTGAGGCATTGCATCTTCTATTAGTTCGGGGAGAACGATGTGTACGAGGATGTCTATTGTGCGGATGAGGCGACATGGTGACCCCCATCGGAATCTGCTTCGTGCTTCTCGTTCTGTTGCGACTAGGTGGGTGATTGTTTCCCGTAGTGTCATGTCGCTATGTAGGTATGTTTCCTTCATGTATTAGATATTACACTATGGGTGTATCACTGTCAAGTCATTAGACAAAGAAAAAGAGGGAGCATCACTACCCCCTCTCTCTATCTACCCGTTAGCCACCCGTAAGTCCTCAAGGTCAAGCAACGCATTTCTCAACGCCTCTCTATCAGCGAGGAGATGAGCAACAAGCAGAGCAACATCTACATTGTGCAACATCTTGCCATCATCGCCAATAAGCATCTCACGAGACCATGCCTTGTGCAGTTCTGTGACATGGTTTCCCATAGTCATACCTTCTTTCTTTCATGCACACATACTACACACTAGTAATACAGAACACAACACGAACACATGTTCGCTTAGGCACGACTAACAACACAACAACAACACGAACAAATGTTCGCAACTAAGTAGCAAAACAAAACCAACAAAAGCATGACAAAAACATCAGCCAAAAAACAACGAACAACACAAAAGCATGACCTACAAAACAACGAACACTCTAAAAGCATGACCTACAAAAACACGACCTCGTAAAAAAAGTCCCATGCAAAAACCGATTTCGTCAAAAAATAAGGGGCTGGAAGTTTTGATAGTGCGAGTTATGCCAGAGTAACGGTTCAAGTGCGGGACTCTTCCTGAGGGCAGAGGCTGGGTATAGTGGGCGTGCCCGTGATAAATTTTTATATTCCTGATGACTTCATTTAAATTAAACCGATTGGGGAGTGTCGTACTTCTCGTTGAGCATGAGGTCTTGTACTTCGTGTGGTTGGAGTAGCCACCCTTTTGTTGGGTTGTCTCCGTTTGTTCCCATTGTTTGTTTGGTTTGTTCGTTGTATCGTTGTTTGTTGGCTCTGAGGTAGCGTTTGAGTCTGTCGGTTTTGATGGTGATGAATGCGCCGTCTAGGTGGTATTGGTAGACCCACCATTGGGCTGTGGTGATATTGATGCCTGAGGGTTTCCAGTTTTGGCCTGGTGGTTTTTGGTTTGTTTCTATGACGATTCTGCCGTTGCGGTATCGGTCTGTTTTTACTTCTATTGCGCCTTGGGCGAGGTTTGTGAGGAAGGTTTTGATTGTTTCTTCGCCTTGTTCGCCGTGTGCGAGGTCTTTTAGGAAGTTTGGTTGGATGTCGTATTCACGCATATTGTGTTTTTCTAGTCGTGGATGGTCGTGAATTTGGGCGCGTTTTTCAATTTTTGCGTTGTGCGCTTCGCGCTTATATTTCGTTTATTGCTTCGTTGATGGGTTTTAGGTGTTGGGATACTTTTTGGAGTGTCCACCCTGACTTGCCGTATGCGGGGATTTCGCCGTATGTGAAGTTGTCGTAGTTTGTGATGACTAGTGCTTTTCCTGTGCGTGGTGCGACACCTAATAGTGTGATGTTGTTTTGTTTGAGGTAGTCGAGTTTGTTGTCTCGGAGGTCTAGTTTGTCTGCTTTTGACCAGTGGTTGGTGTAGTCGAAGATGAGTTCTATTGTTTTGGTGGGGGTTTGGATGTCAGCGGTGTGGCTGATTGCCCCTTTTGTGAGGAAGTCACGGTCTTTGTCTGCCCCGATGGGTTGCGCGTTTGGAATCATTTTTAGGATTGCGTCTTCGGAGAGCCATCCGATGATTAGGTCGGTTGCGTATTGCAATGAGGTTCGGGTGTCTCGGTTGTGTGGAAGGTTGCACACTTCGTTGATATGCAGCACTTGTCTGGCTGTGTAGTTGCCTGTGAGAGCGCTTTTAAAGATGTCAGCCTTGAGGAGTCCGTTTTGGGTTTTTGCGTCTGCGTATGCCTCGCACAGAGCCGCTGGGGTGGTTTCAGCATGCTTTGTTAGCGAGTGGAGGGCAACGATTTTCTGGGTGTAGAGGGCTATCCACCTCATAAATATACAACAACCTTTCTGTGGCAGATAAATTTATTTAAACAGGGACTACGGTGTCCTCAGCAAGATTTCGGATATCTAAAAGACGGTCAACGACAGAGCCAGTATCAATGACACTCTGCTTTGCAATGTCTGAAATAAACTCATCAATGCAGACAAGTAGTGCTGTTTGTTCTTCTGTCATTTTTCAACTTTCACTAGACGCTTTGATTCAATGAAATCGCCGCGACCTTTAATGTAATCCTTTACATAAACATGACGGTACGAACGAGGGTCTCCCACGGGGAAACCGCGCGAGCGGAGATACGCCCGTTTCCAATGTCCACGAACACGAAAAGCGTATGCAGGAGAAGAGGTCGTTCCACCATTATCGCCATCGTGAAGAGTTCTGCGTAATTTCATATAGACGGTGTAACCATCTTGTGGACGGTTCTCTCGTTCTGCTCTACGCCGTGATGTGCGTGGAGGTTTCTCTGTGTGACGCTCTAAATATTCATATGTGAGTCGGAAGAAAGCGATGAGGAAGCGTTTGATTTGGAGGAGTGCATCATCGTATGCAATTGTTGTTTCGCCAAACCCAAATACGGTTATGTCTGCTAAACAGATACGACTTCGGGGAATTTCTTTTATAGATTTGGTGTAAGTATATTCATTTTTGTCGTCATCTATTGAGTACACCAGTTCTCCTGATGCTTCGCGGATTGAATGTAGGTTTCCGTAGATGTTGATATTGATTTGTTCATCTAATGTCGTGTAGCAGATTGATGTGACAAGCCATGTTTCGATGTATTCGTTGTCATCTACTGGCAGTTCGTATTTCAGTGGTTTCTCAAGCACGATGAGACCTGCTGGTGTAAACAGGTCTTGTTCAATTATTGCCGTGTCGATGAGTGTTTTTTCTGCTTCAAGTATTTCGTCAACTATTTCTCCTGATACGAAGATTGTTTGTGACTTGTTGAGCATGACTGTTTCAACTTCAAACACTTGACCAATCATCGCAAATTGTTCAGATTGCGGTTTTTTTGCTGCGTCTGCATCGGAAATGATGCAACGAAGCCTGTCGTCAATATCGCCACGAAGTGGACTAATGACAGACTTGACAATTTCGGTGTGGTAGTCGTATGCATCGTTTGCGCTATGCGCAATACGAGCACTCATTGGATTCCCTGCTCGTATTCACGGAACTTTTCGATGTCGTAAATATCATCAATAAACATTTCAATGTCGATGTGTTCTGGTCCGAACCAGTCGTTACTGCTATTGCGAACTTTGTCTGTGCGACGCATTGGTGCAATTTGGAATGAGTAATTGAAGTCCTGGCTTGAGCACCAGTCAATTGCTTCTATAAGACTTGCGAATGGTCCGTACATGCGGGGTGAAGCATTTGGTTGCGAGAGGTACACAACGCATGGAACTTCAGTAGCCAATGGACTATCCATCGGCGGATTAAATACAAACATGTTTTCCTTTTTTCTAGTAGGTATTGGTTTATTTTATCAGAGAGACTTAAAGCGTGTCAAGGATTTAAATTTGCTTCCGATTGTTCCGAGTTTTGCCCCGAGCGTTGATGGGGGTAGTTCTGAAGGTTCAATTGGAATATCGTTTCCGAGCATTCTTGCACGGAGTTCAGATACTTCTTTTTTGAGAACTTCGGTTTGCGATTCCCCGCTTGCCATTCCACCCCAACTAATTTGTCCCATAATGCAACTCCAGCCATTCGTTCATATCCGTCGGCAAAGTAATGAATGCCAACTTCTCTTGTGTTATATAGATTATCAATTTTGAAGCGAGCCATCATCTTCATTAATCAATTCTTTACTCATGCGGGTGATAAGCCCTACTGCAAGACTAACTAACGCAACCGTGTCGTTAACTGAATAGGTATTGGGCTTGTCTATGTAATTGTTGAGTTGTGATGTCACAAAATCAACTGGGATAGAATTTATGAATGCTTTACGCATTTCATAACTGTCCATTTTGCTCGCCCATAATGTGATGTGCGATTTCTTCAATACCTGAAAAGTCGTTTGTGCTTCGTGCCAAAAGGAGACGGGAGTAAATGTCTGATGCTTCGTTCATCTTTGGTGAAGAAGGGTTGCGTTTTGCTTCTGAAAGCGTAGCAAATAGTGCGTCGCATACATGTTTTTCTGCATTTGCACGAATGGTAAGTTCGGCAATTTTTTTCATGTCTTTATGTTCTGGACCTTTAAGAAATTCGCACATTTGTTATTTTGCCGTCACTTCTGAACAGATTTTTTCCCATACATCAGGATGATTTTCTTTTACCCATCCTGCAGCCTTGCTGTTTCGCTTTGTTGCAATGTGGGTGTAGAGACGGGAGCGTGCTCGTCCGCCTTCTGTTTTGCGGTATTCGCGCATATATTCGCGTGCCGCTGATTTGCATTCTTCGCAACGACACTTTTTGTTTGTGTATGCGGCATATGTGCCGTGTTTAATTTCTTCGTCCATGTTTTCCTTTTATTGAATCTAGTACCACTGAGTCTGGCGTTCATGTAACCATGATTGCTTTCCTTGCGTGAGGAAATCAGTATAACAGTGGTGTCTTATTTTCGCAACTTACGATAGTTGCTTTTCGAGTTCTTCCCAGTCACTCTTTCCTGTTGCGTATGCCCATACATAGGGCAGGAAGTCGTCTTCGTTTTTTGCAACGAGGTGAGCGACAGCACAGATGCGTGGATAGTCAGTTCTGAGTTGAGGACTATCCATGAGTAACTTGATAATTTCTACTTCGTAATTCATGTTGATTATCCTACACCCTTGTAAAGAGTTTGTCAAATCCCCTGATTGTGAGGGATTTTTCTCCGTTTGGCGTACCTATTGGCTTTTTGACATCAACAACTACACCTTTGAGCATCCTCTTAGAAAACTCACCGAAAAGAGTTACTGCAATAGGGGGGAGTTGTTTTTCAGAGCCAACTTCATGTGTCTTCAATTGACCCAAAATTTTAAGAAACTTGTCTAAATCTTCCATACTTTCAAACATTGGTTCTGGCATCTTCACTGGGTCGCCTGGGTCGCCTGGGTCGGAATGATGCCTTCCAGCAGCCGTCATGAATCCGCCAGCAACAAGTTTCTCTTTAGAGCCAGCATCTTTGAGCATCATCTGATATCGCTCTTCAACGATTTTCGCTACTTTTTTTCTTTCTTCATCTGATTTGAAGTTGTACCCAGCGCGAAGCCATGTGTATGCGCCGTCTGATAGTGCAGCATTTAAATGAACTTCATTGATGCCCATTTGCTTGTACATCATTTCTGTGGCAAGCGTAAAATCAGAACCGATTCCCTGACCCTTTTGGTCGGCATCTAGGCGAAGATAATCGTGATAAACATGGGGGCCTTTTTTAGACGAGGGGGTTGGACTCATATAAATTTTTCGGATAAACATTCCGACTTTGTTGCCGTCTTTGTCCAGTACTTCTCCGCTTACTTCAATGTATGAATATGGATGCCGTTCCTGAAATGCGCCCTTAGACCCAAAAATTCTGACCCCATCTTTTCCTTTGTAGATGCGGGTTTTGTATTCTCTATTTTGACCTAGGCCATCTAATTCAAAAATGGATTTTGCTAACTGGCGCACTTCTCTACGGGCTTTAGCAATATCTTCTCTTGATTTTGCATCATTGATAAGGTCTTCAAGTTCTTTAACTTTGTATTTAGGCTTACGACCTTTTAACTTTTTTGCTACTCCAGCAATACGCTCTTCGTCTTTTTTAAGAGCATTTTGTCTTTTGTCTGACCAGAGTTCTTTAATTGCGTTAACTACTGGTTTTGTGACTGGAATGTTGTCTCTACCATCCCGACCAGTCCTAAACCCGTCCCCGTCTCCATCTTCTTCTGAAGGCTTGACAGCAGATGAGGCTTGACCGATAGTTTCGCCAAGGGCTTTTTCAGACATGGGAAGACCCCCGCCCAAACGAGCGAGGGTCTCTTCTCCAGCCTTTTTGCGAAACAATGTCATTGAACCATTGTAGTTTGCCGTTATTGTGCGTTAGCCCAAGTTTCAAGGGTAATACGGTGCCAATCAACGACATCATCCATTGTCTTGTTGCCCCAGGTGTATCCACCAGCAAGAGCATAGATAGCGGGTGTTTCGCCAATGAAGTCACGCACAGCGTTTTCACGGTAAACAATATCCTTCATAGAGACACCGCTATTGAGGGGGTCCATTCCTGCGTTGTAAATAACTAGGTCAAACTTGTCCAACTTCTTAGAAGCATAGACAAGCGCACGGTCAATGTCCTTGCGGTAATCCTGATGCCCTGTATACCAAATAGAACTCTCGCCCTCAGGTGTCCAAGTATCAAAAGCAGCACAAGTTACATCAACCTGTACAACATTGTCGGGGTGATATGTGTTTACAATTTCCCAAGTTCCACCGCCAGCATGAGCGTCAAAGTCAAGAATAAGAACACGCTCTGCGCCAAAAGACTCAACAGCATAATCAGCAGCAGCAGCAAGACCATTAAATGTGCAGAATCCTGCGCCATGTGAAAGGTGAGCATGGTGGAGACCTGATGAAAGACTTCCAGCGGTTGTCTTGTTCGTCATTGCTTCATATGTTGCAGCAATTAGACCCGATGCGTGAGCAACGCCCATCTTGAAGATGCCCTCATCCCAGTCAAATCCCTGTGATTCAGCCAAGTTCTTAGGGTTGCCCTTGAGAACAGCATCAAAATATGTATTGTCGTGGAGTTTCTGAAGGTGATTAATTGCCACCTTTGAGAATTCGCTATTGGTTACTTGCCCGTCAACATCGGTAAATGCGTCTGTTTCTGGGTCGGTGATTGTCAAACCCTTGATTGGGTTTGAGTCTAGAGATGCGACAATAGCCTTTGACTTGCGTGTGGTGTCAAATGCGTACTTTGACGCTGTGTAGTTTTCGTTGTAAAAAACTTTCATGTTAGTAGTTCCATCCTTTTGTTGAGTGTGTGT